CGGGACAGCCGACCGGTCTGTTCTGGGACGGTACTCGTTTCATGACTCGCACCGATGCCTTCGCCTACGACTACAGCCAGATCAAGGACACCGACCTGGCCACCAACCCGGTCAAGGCAGTCCAGACCTGGCGGCTGAACAACGACTCGGACGCGGCCACCGCGGAGGTGGGCGACTACGCCACGTACGAGACCTCTAGGTCCCAGATCTCCTCGAGCATCGCCCTGGTCAAGCGCGCCTGGATACGGCTGACCTCGCCTGTCGCGATCCCCGATGACCCCAACGACATCAACGACCCGGACTCGCTGACCTTCTACCTGGCTCGGGGAGCTACCCCAGCGCTCACCGACTTCAAGCGGGTGCCGCCGTCCACCGGTGCCAACAAGGGCCTGCTCACGGTGCTGCGGGACACCATTCCGAGCACCGGTGGCAACCCACCCGCGATCACGGCGTGGGGCCCGGTCACCTCGGGCAAGGTACAGAGTGCTGCTGTCGATGGCATCAGCAGCCCGATCTGGAACCTCCAGGGCAACGGCGTGTGGCGGATGGGCCCGCTCTCGGGTGGTGCGAACGGGCAGCTGACCAGCAAGGTGCCGATCCTGCTGGGCCGGTACAAGAACACCGCCAGCCTGTCCGCTGCGGTCGGTGCCGAGTTCGCGGTGGGGAACGTGAACGGGGTGACCCTGCGCAACGGGATGTCCTACAAGTGCGAGTGGCGGGCATGGGGCCTGCCCTCGGTGGCGGCTACCTACGCGACGCTGGACTTCAAGTACGGCGCTGGGCTGGTGATGGCCGGTGGCACCCTGTTCTGTGAGGGGCAGAAGGACTGGCGGGCTGTCCGGTCAGAGACGTACCACGACTTCGGCGTGCTGGACTGGACGGGTGTCGACACGGTGGTGAACTTCGTACTGACGCTGACCAGCGGTACCGGCACGATCACACTGGGTAACAACGCGAACCGCCCGACGATTCTCGAGGTCTACGAGATCCCGACGTAAGGAGCACCATGCCCAACCTGCCCACGCTGACCATGAGTCAGGCACAGGTAGACCGGATCATCGCAGCGTTCGGGGCTGGAGGCACCCAGCAGGAGGCCGCTGCCCGGTACAAGGAGTGGCTGCGGCGCAACGTGATCGCCTACACCGAGGAGGCCGAGCTGATGACCTTGCGCAGGGAGCACCAGCTCGCGGAGCAGCAGAAGCGGCAGGAGATCGCTGGATCGATGCCCCAGGAGCCAGACCCGACAGTGCCGTGACCTCGATGAGACGATCTGACTAGGAGGCAGCCATGGCATACGTGAACACTCCGGCGGGCCAGTTCATTGGCGTAGTACCGGATGGCAACGAGGATCCGAACATCGCCTACGACCTGCTCGCCATCGCCAAGGCGATCGAGAAGCGGGTGATCGGGGTCTACGCCACCACCGCCGCGCGGGACACCGCGACCGCGAGCGCGGGGGTGGAGGAGGGGATGTTCGCCTTCACCAAGGCCGACGACAAGGTGTGGTTCTACACCGGGTCCGCCTGGGCTGCCTGGCCTCCGACCCAGCCGGTGATCACTTCGGGGACCACGGTCCCGGCCAACTCCTCGGGTGCCAACGGCGACATCTTCTTCAAGGTATAGATGTGAGCCTGCACCTGAAGGTCGACGGCGTATGGGTCACTGCAGAGCGCCCCTACGTGCTGCGCAACGGGGTCTGGACGGCAGGCCAGTCCGCCTACGTGAAGCGCTCCGGGGTGTGGGTTCAGGCCTACGACTACGACGTGACCCCGCCGAACCCGCCGGAGATCACGCTCAACCTGCATGAGGACCGCAACGGATCCAAGCTCGTCTCCAGGTGGCTACGGGTCGGAGTACGGCTGCCCGGAGGAGCCAACGACCCGGATGCCAGGCTGACTCGGATCCTGACTACCTACGAGGGCAAGCCACCGACCACCCAGTTCGGCGGCACCTTCACCTCGGCGGTCGATGCCAGCTACGCCGGTGAGCCGTGGAGCGAGTGGCGCTACAACGAGTTCGGCCCGCACAAGGACACCTCGGTCTACATCTACAAGCAGTGGCCACGCAACGCCAAGGCGGGCACCATCATCGCCGGGGACAAGACCTACCACTTCGGCGGCTGGTCCCTGGACCGGGACGGGAACTGGAGCACGGTGAACCAGGCCTCGTTCAAGGTGCCGAAGGCTTCGGTGGACGCTCCGAACATCATCATCAAGGAGGCCCGGTTCCAGCCGAACTCCTCCGGCTCCTGGACCTCGGACGGGTTCGTGTCCGGCGATCTGGTCCAGCAGGCGAGTCCGCACTCGACCGGGCTGTGGTTCTACGGTCACCAGTTCACCGACTCGATCGGTGCCCAGACCGCCGGGGACGAGCACATCAAGGTGACCAACTCCCAGATCTACGTGATCCGCGGGGATGACGACGGGCAGGCGAACGCCAACGTCTACCTGTTCTGGACGACCTACGACCAGGTGAGCGCGCTGCCCGCGAAGGGGCAGGCGATTACCCGCAACGAGATCACCAAGCTCGGCACCCTGGCCAAGGGCCAGGCCAAGTGGTTCGACCTACCGGACAAGTACAACGACAACCTGAACAAGTCGATCAAGGGTCTGGGCCTGGACGGCAAGGACCCTTCCAAGGCCACGTCGTATCCGGAGGACTACTCCACGGTCACCTCCACAGCAACGAACCTGCGCTGTGGAGAGGTGCACATCGTCTGGCAAGAGACACTGTAGTGACTAGCCAACAAAGTGAGGATGGAAGCATGAGTGACAAGGACCGCGCCCGCGAGCGTGACCACACCGAGAGCCACAACCTCGAGAACGTCGAGAGCGAGGACAACACCCAGGTAGCCGATGCCGGTGTCCCGGGTCAGATCGAGTACCCCGACCGGATCGTGGACGCCGAGCGCGCAGCTGCGTTCGCCGCGGGCAAGGTGCCGACCCTGGATCCCGAGGACGAGGACAACCTCGACGACGATGGCGAGCCGCTGCCTGGGGACGAGACCGGCGAGGAGACCGAGCCTGCAGCGATGCGTGGTCCGGACGCTGACCCGAACGAGGACAACGACTCGGACAGGGATCGAGCCAAGTCCTAGCCATGGCCAACTCCTCGAACGGTTGGCAGGTCCTCGATGCTGATACCACCGGGCCGTACCCACGCCTGCGCGCGTGGAAGCTGCCCGGCGTGGACCGCAAGCTGAAGCTGCGAGATGGGTCGGCGGGCTTCCTGCTGTCCCACATCGCGCTCTGGTTCGACGAGGATCTCGAGCGCCTGGATGTCGGCACCTACGACGACTGGGCCTGGGCATCGCGACCGATCCGTGGCTCCACCTCGATCAGCAACCACGCCAGCGGAACGGCGATCGATCTCAACGCCACACAACATCCCATGGGCGTGGCCACCTCCAAGACCTTCTCCAAGGCCGAGATCGACAAGATCCACAAGCGGCTGGCGTTCTACCAGGGGTGTATACGATGGGGTGGGGACTACCAGAACCGACCCGATGGCATGCATTTTGAGATCAACAAGTCGATGGGCCCAGTGGAGAAGCGAGCCCGTGAGCTGCTGAACACCCCGCGCGGGAAGCGGATCCTGGAGGCGAACCCCGGAGCCAAGCAGGTGATCATGTCGTGAGCATCTTCCAGGGCAAGGTGCTCCGTGAGGAGCCGGTGCTGATCTCAGGTCTGGTGCAGACGGTGCTCGCGCTGCTGCTGGCGTTCGGGGTCACCCTGACCCAGGAGCAGGTGGGCTCGATCATGGCCGTGGTCGCGATAGTGGTGGCGATCGCGATCAGGATGGTGGTCACTCCGAACTCCTCGGTGCCCGATTCACCGACCGGACCGGGCACCGGGGTTCCTCCTGCTGGTCCGGACTATCCGAGATCGGAGTGAGCTGTGCCCCAGCTCTGTGTGGTCACCGGGTCGTTCTCCCAGAACAACAAACCGATCGAGGGCTGGGTCAGGTTCACCCCGTCCCGGATGTGGGTGGTGGAGCACGGAGTCGCCTGGGCCTGCCTGGCTCCTACAGTCAAACTTGAGGTTGGCGGGTTCGCCGCCTTCGTAACTCCAACTGACTCTGATCCGGTGCCCTGGTACTACATCGTGGATACCCCGGCGGGCTGCTTCAAGGTCTACGTCCCGCGCAAGGGAGCGGAGTACAACCTGCGCGAACTGGTGGAGCACCCGCCACCTCCCGGATGACCATCATCCTGGAGCGGGGCCCACGCACCGACGATGAGCTGTACGAGGTGGTCAAGGCCCTGTGGGGGCACACCATCCCGCGGCACAAGGTCTGCCCCGAGCACAACGCTCCGTTCGAGGCGTTCGCGCACGGCTACTTCAACCGGGCCCCACAGATCCTGATCAAGGGGTCTCGTGGTCTGTCCGGGAAGAGCCGTCTGGTCTCCCTGCTGGGGCTGACCTACGCAGCCGTCTACGGCGCTGACACCAACATCGTCGGCGGCTCGCTGAACCAGTCGGTCAACATCCAGGAGACGATCCGGGACGCCTTCAACTACGAGAACGCTCCTCGGTACATGATCCGGGACGAGTCGCAGACCGCGGTGCGGCTGAAGAACGGAGCGGTGATCCGACCGCTGACCGCCTCCCAGAAGACGGTCCGTGGCCCGCACCCGCCGATGCTGCTGCTGGACGAGATCGACGAGATGGACCCGGAGATCCTGGAGTCGGCCAAGGGCCAGCCGATGCCGCAGAAGAACTACATGGGAGTGACCGTCCCGGCCCAGACGATCATGTCCTCGACCCTGCAGTACTCGGACAAGGCGATGGCCCAGGAGCTGACCCGGTTCAAGGAGGAGGAGCTGCCGATCTTCGAGTGGTGCTACAAGGACACCTCGAACCCGATCGACGGCTGGCTGGACCCCTCCTTCGTGGAGCAGAAGCGGCGTGAGGTCTCCGCCGAGCGGTGGCGAGTGGAGTACGACCTGGGCGAGCCCTCGATCGGCAACCGTGCGATCGACGCCGATGCGGTGGAGCAGATGTTCTCGCTGCCCGCCGAGGCCCTCAAGAAGAAGGAGGGTAAGGAGTGGCAGGAGTACCGGTTCGAGGACCCGAAGGACGATGCGGAGTACGTGATCGGAGCGGACTGGGCGCAGTCGGTGGACTGGACGGTGATCACGGTGGCGGACGTGACCAGGTTCCCGGTCAAGGTGGTGCACTGGGTGCGGATGCGCAGGCACCCCTACCCGGTGATGATCGGGGTGTTCAACAGGCTGATGCAGGCCTACAACGCCGAGGGGATCCACGACGCCACTGGCCTGGGTGCCGTGGTCGCCGACTATATCGACCGGCGCGCGAGGGGCTTCATCATGGCCGGGCGGGTGCGTGACGACATGCTGAGCGAGTACGTCTCCTCGATCGAGAACGGGAAGTGGCAGGCTCCGAAGATCCGCGAGTTCTACCTGGCGCACCTGTACTGCTCCACCGAGCAGCTGTTCAACCGGGGCAAGGAGTTCCACCTGCCCGACGAGGTGTGCTCGATGGCGCTGGTGTGGCGGCAGATCTCCAAGCGTGCGCACCCGGCTCAGCCGATGGTGATCGCGGGCTCCATGGACCCGACCTGGATCGAGCGAGAGATGCGGGAGAACGCGGACGCCAAGCGCAAGCCCGGGAACTGGACGGTCGGCTCGGTGGAGAACAAGGACAGCCAGGTGGAGCAGGAGTTCAACCTGATCGTCTGAGTGCCGTGACAGCCCCGCGAGACTGGAGACATGATCAGTGCGTTCGGAGTAGACCACGGTGAGATCAGCAAGATGGCTCCCTACCCCGGTGGGAAGTGGGGGGCGAACGCTGACAAGAAGTCGAAGCGGAAGACGCACGCCCGCTACGGCGCGTCGGTCGCCACTTCTGTCGCAGGCGGCGGGGCGACCGGGATCGGTCTGGCCTCAGGCAACAAGAAGCTGGCGGCTGCAGGTGCTGGGCTCGGCTTGGCCGGGATGGGTGCCCAGGCCCTGGGCACGAAACGAGACGTGAAGCGCGGCGTGATCAGCGACCCGCGCGAAGGTCGGGACAACCTGGGCCGGAAGAAGAAGTGATCCATGGCTGACGTGAGGCTGCCCCAGGGGGACATCTCCACCTGGGACGAGGACAACGCCGGAGACGAGGTTCCACAGCGCGTCGGCCCCATGGACGAGCTGGGCGTAACCGGGGTCAAGCGGGTCTCCGGGTATGTCGACGAGGAGTTCCTCCCCGCGCTACGCGGGCGCAAGGCGGTCCGGGTCTACCGGGAGATGGCAGCCAACGACTCCATGGTCGGAGCCATGCTGTTCAGCATCGACAAGCTGATCCGCGAGGTGGAGTGGAAGGTGGTCCCGGCCACCCAGGACGACGAGGGGGTCAAGGCCCAGGAGTTCCTCGAGAGCTGCATGGAGGACATGTCCCATTCCTGGGACGACTTCATCGGCGAGGTGCTCTCGGTACTCCCCTACGGGTGGAGCTGGCACGAGATCGTCTACAAGCGCCGGATCGGGCCCTGGGAGAAGGACCCGAAGAAGAGGAGCAAGCACGAGGACGGGTACATCGGTTGGCGGAAGATGCCGATCCGCGCGCAGGAGACGCTGCTGCGCTGGTCCTTCGACGAGTCCGGCGGGGTCCGGGCGATGGTGCAGATGGCCCCTCCCCGGTACGCCACCACGGTGATCCCGATCGAGAAGTCCCTTTTGTTCCGGACCTCGATCGCCAAGGGCAACCCGGAAGGGCAGTCACTACTCCGGACTGCCTACCGGGCCTGGTACTTCAAGAAGCGCCTGGAGGAGTTCGAGGCGATCGGGGTGGAGCGCGACCTGGCCGGTATGCCTGTAGGAAGGGTGCCCGCGGACTACCTGACGGCCAAGAAGGGGACGCCCCAGGCCAAGACCGTGGACGCCTTCCGGAAGATGGTCCGCGGGGTCAGGCGTGATGAGAACGAGGGTCTGGTGCTGCCCACCCAGTACGACCCGGACACCAAGCAGCCGCTCTTCGACTTCGAGCTGATGAGCTCGGGTGGCACCCGGCAGTTCGACACCAACGCGATCATCTCCCGCTACGAGCAGCGGATCTTGATGTGCGTGCTGGCCGACTTCATCCTGGTCGGGCACCAGGACACCGGATCCTATTCACTGCACACCGACAAGACCGGCATCTTCCGGGCAGCCCTGAACGCGATCACCAAGGCGATCGCGGACACCCTGAACCGGTACGCGGTGCCCCGGCTGTTCGCGGTGAACGGCTGGAAGCTGGACCAGCTCCCGAAGTTCGAGCCCACCAACGTCGACCCACCGGCGCTGGACCAGCTGGCTGGCTTCATCTCCGCCACCGCGGGCGCGGGCATGCAGTGGTTCCCGGACCCGGAGCTGGAGAAGTACGTGCGCGAGATCGCCAGGCTCCCGGAGATGACCGAGGAGGACGTGGACTACAAGCGGCAGATGTACGAACAGCAGCAGGCCATGGAGTACGGCACCAGCCAGATGGAGCTGCTCGGGCTGCAGCAGAAGGCAGACATGACCGCCCAGGGGATGACCCCGGAGCAGGCGGAGATGCATGCTCAGACTCCACACCCGGAGACTCAGCAGCAGGAGCTGTCGATGCAGGAGCAGCAGATGGCGATGCAGAACCAGCCGCCGCCTGAGGACCCGAACGCGGTCGCCCAGCACGGTCGGGACCTGGAGCGGATGACCGCGGAGGAGAAGATCGCCCAGTCCGCGCACGGGCGGGAGAAGGAGAAGATGCGGCTCCAGGACGTGATGTCCAACCGTGACCACAAGCGGACCAAGGAGCAGATGCAGCTCAAGGACCGCTCCTCGGCACAGCAGGCCAAGCTGACCACCCAGCAGCTGAAGGACAAGCAGCGGTTCGGTCGCCCGGCTGAGAAGAAGGGCTCCCTGAAGAAGAAGCCCCCGCCCAAGAAGGGGAAGTGAGATGCCCTACGCCAGCGAGAAGCAGCGACGGTACATGGAGAGCCAGGAGCCTGAGATCGCGGCGAAGTGGCGGAAGAAGGGGCACGCCTACGTGAAGAAGAACAAGGGCGACTGGCCCAAGGCGATCGCCGCGGGCACGGTCGCGGGCGCGCTGGCCAACCAGTGCCGCCGGATCCAGGACATGGATCGCAAGCCGAGGAGGA